TCACTATCTATACTATCTTCGTTTATAACAACTTCGCCGGGCAACATTTGTATTCTGCTACGAGATGACCCAGCAACGATTGTTAGTAATTCTAGTTCGCCATCTTCAGTGTCGTCTGTTACATCGTTTGCTTTTGCACTGATTTGTGCCGCCGATACAAAATCACTACCTGCACTATTATCAAATTTAAACTGAATTAACCCTGCATTATCGCCGTCAGCAGGACTACCCGAATCTCTTTGTAGCAACAAAACAGGGCCAGAGTTTGCATCAGCGTCCGTTGACGAAAGCGTTAGCTGTGCGGTGTTATCGGCAGTGGTAATCGTTACACCAGCTAATAGGTCTGCTATTTCTTGCGCTCTACTCATCTATGCCTCCAACGCCGCAAGGCGTGTCTCAATGTCTGCCAATCGTTGTTCTGTTGCTGCGCCAACAAACGCCAACAACTCTGGATAGCGAACACCTAACCGTGTGTGCTTGGTTGCACCCTCTGGTGCTTCACTTTCCGTATGGTATGTATCTGTGCGAGTGTAAGCGTCTTTGGCTTCTACAGCCTCACTAACAAGACGTTTTTCTGTGTATTCTCCTTCGGCCTGTACAAGAACTTGCCCATCATCATCACGTTTTTCTTCAACGGCTGCGATAAAAACATCTTCATAAACAGCATCCGCAGCCTCAACAGCAGCAACATCTGTGCTTTTTTCCCACCATGTGTCGCTACACCAGAACGCATATTTTGTTGCATCTAGCCCAGCAGCAGACATAGCTGCTTGTACCTCTTGAGCCACGACTCCAGTGTGTGTTCTAGCCGCATTGCCTTTGGCTGTAACTTTGCTTTTCCATTTAAATGTCTTGAACAACTTGCTGATGGCTTTCGCAGCAGTAATTTCTGCGCTGGTAAGTGCTGCTATATTTTGTTTTTCGTTCTCATCAGATGTTTGTATTGTGCCGTTAGTGGCAAAAATATCGTCAAAGCGTCTGCTACTAATTCCTAAGTCAATATGGTCATCAATGGTGTCAAAAGTATCAAAAGAGAATGGGGTTATTGTGTTATTTGTAGCGTCAAAAAACAAAGCTACATCACTTTGACCAACACATAATCTATCGCCTAGTACACCTATGGAACCACCAGTAGTGCCATCTGTGGCAAATGACATAATCGTACCGTCACTGGTTTTACGGTTGAAGGAAGCACATGCGTTACCATCATTTGTTACGCTTAAATTACCACCGCCTGTTGCTGAACCTGCCAGTGATATGCCATTGTTTGCGATACTGTCAGCAGTTTTTCCAATAAGTAGCGCACCACTACTATTCAGAGTCATGCGTCTGTTAATAGTGTTACCACTTTCAACGTAAAATCTAAGCTCACCTGTACCAGCAGCGGTTGACCCAAACTCAATTAGTGCGTCTGAAGTAGCACCAGTTGTCGTTACAGAAAATCCTAGTTTTGCAGTTTGGTCATCTGCACCACCCTGATTATTCATAAGAGTGAGTGCTTGATTGCCGTTACCAGAAGATACGTTGCCGCTTGAACTTGTATCAGTGTGATTTTTAATAGCACTGATTGCGCCAATAGTTTCTAAGACAGGACTTCCTGATGCCGTTACTGAAGTTGCTCCCAATAAGAATGTGCCATCGTGTTTTAGTCGGGCCTTTTCTACTGCGCCATCTGCACCATCAGTATTAACCTCAAAGGCTAGTGCTGTGTCGTTACCTCCTACTCTGTCAGCAACGATTGCAGCAACTTCACGGTCTGAACCAGCATCAGTAGTACGCTTAAAACGTATTCGGCTTTCGTTGCCGCTGGTGTTATTTGCTTGGCTGATTGTAATCGCATTAAACTCGCCAGATGATGACGATGAAATTGTTGCACCAGCAGATGATGTAATTGCACCATCAACTTGCAGTGTAGACGCCATGTCTACGGCACCGTCAATGTCTACAACGTCTAGGTTAGTTGTGCCATCTACGTCTAAATCACCATTAAAGTCAGCATTTCCTGTGAGGGTTAAAGTACCCCCCATAGCCATGTTACCAGAAAACGTACCACCATCCTTTGCACTTACCGTATCAGCCACAGCAAACGTGTCGTACACAATCATCTCAACTACGTCATCTGTGGTCGCACCAGTGGTCAGCACCACACTTGTGCCTGTCGTAGCAGCGTAGTCAGTGACGGGCTTGAGAAGCACACCGTTTTGGTACACGTCCATGTACAGGTTGTCATCGTATGCCAGTGAGATACCCGCACTGTCGTTGCCGCTGAACGATGTTTGTCCAGACGTAGCAGCATATACAAAGCGGGTGCGTACTCCGCTGGATGGTGATTTACCTAGATAGGGCATTATGCGTTCTCCAGTGCGGTAACTTTTGCTTCAAGGGTTTCAATGCGGGTCATAGCCTCTTGAAGTGCCTTAACTGCTTTCATGTACAGAACAGAATATTTGACTGACTTGATGTCTTTTTCTTCTTCTTCATCGTAGGCAGTCGAAACCAAACCAGCACTAATCTTTTCAACCTCTTGGGCAACAAGACCAAGCAGTTTAGGGTCATCGTCAGCTTGCTCATTAAAATGAAACTTACGAACAGTGAGTGCTTTTATATCATCCCACTGTGATGCAGCATCAGTTATATTTTTCTTGAGACTTTCATCTGAAACAGCACCGTAACTGTTGTTTGTGTTTTCTACGTTTCCGCTGTCTCGTATAAAAAATCTAGTGCTTGCTGAACCCGTGGTTCTGTATTTAAGCACATTAAAAGTGCTGTTTGTTGTGCTGCGTTCTGTAATTATTTCCATAACATTAGATGAAAAACTTGTACTGTCTGAATGTAGTTGCAAAAGTATGCTGTTTGAACTACTCCCCTCGTCATGAACATTAAGTCTGGCTGCAGGACTTCCAGTACCAACTCCTACCAAATTATTTCCTGCATCAACAAACAGCATATTTGCGTTGTCGTTAGACTCAACACGAAAGTCTATGTCTGCGCTGCCATCATTAAATGATAATGTGCTGGCGTCATAATTTATTATGCTGGTTAAAGCCCCAGCTTTTATAGAGAAGATATCAAACGCCGCATCTTCAGTGCTATCGGACGCATCAATAATAAAGTTTCGCCACCGTGTTCCAACCGTGTTTTCAGCAGCATCGTTGTTAAAATTAAATGTCAACTCACCAATCGCATCGTTGTCGGCAGGGCTGCCTGATGCTCTGGTCATCACAAGATTTGGCCCAGTGTTAGCATCCGCATCCGTTGATGTAAGTGTTAGATTGTTAGAGTTGTCAGAGGTGGTAATTGTTGATGCGGCAGTTGCGGCAAACCCGCCGGTGATGTCCACGCCCCCGCTGCTGGTGGCGAGTTTGACGGCATTATCATAGTAAAGTGAGACAGCACCATTTTGACTTGCCACCAACATATTCTCATCATGTGCCGCATTTTGAAAAATAATGCTATCTGCTGCACCTAAAACTAGGTTCCCTGTTCCTTGTTCTGAGATATAACTTGCGGAGCCATTATGATAAATCTGCAAGTCAGACCCAGCACCGAAAATGGCTTTACCATTATCAGCAAAGGTAGCGTTGCCTGTTACAGAAATGCCAGTTGAGGCGGTGGCGAGTTTGGCGACATTGTTGTGGTATAAAGTTACTGCACCATCGGCGACCGCAGTAATCATGTCTTCGCCAGTGTATTTACCGATATTTACCTGAGAGCCTCGTATATTTGAACTACCTGTGCCACTATCATCAATGAAACTATTGTCACCATCGTGGTAAATCTGCAAATCAGACCCAGCACCGAACATAGCTTTAGCATTGTCTGGGAACAGAATATCATCCGTACCAGTCGGCACAGTAAATACTGTAGCGTCAGCATCGTTCTTCAAGGTGATGTCTGATGTAGAGCCTTGCCCTGTCAAGATAAGACCCTCTGCCGCTGTGTAGCCGATAGCAGCGTTGTCCCCTGCGGCTGTGTCTGTTGTGGCCTCTAGGGTGCCGCCAGTAATAACGCCTGTCGTGGTAAAATTACGGATGCCTGTATAATCTTTATTGGAGTCAAGTATGACCGCCTTAGACGCAACGGCAGTACCAACCGCTGTTGAACCCAAATCAAGTGCGTTGATTTCGCCTACGACTACTGTAGCACCGTCAAGGATGTTTAGTTCTTCAGGAGTGGACGTAACTGCTGTGTTACTTGCTGCAGCCAGCAACGGAACCGTTCCCGACTGATTGGGCAAGTTAATTGTGCGGTCTGCTGTTGGGTCTACAATAGTAAGTGTGGTTTCGTGAGCGTCAGCAGTAGCACCCTCAAAGATGATAGCATTTTCTGCGTTCATCGTAACTGTGTCTACGGTAGTCGTTGTACCTGCTACAGTAAGTTTAGGTACTAACAGTTCGCCTGTGCTTGGATTATATCGCAAAGCACCAGTGTCATCTAGCAGTGCATTTGATTCGTCATGGAACACGACAGGGAAGTTGGTGTTAGCTGTGCTGTCAGTAACGGTAGTTGTTGCTGCCAAAGTTGCATTAGCAACTGTTACTCCTGCAATAACTGTATTGAGTGCTGTGCCACCTACTGTAATCGCATCTGCCTCTAGGGTTCCATCAATGTCAGCATCACCTGATACGTCAAGCGAACCTGCGTCCAACTCCCCTGTTAAGGTAATGTTACGGAAGCTGGCTACATCTTTGTTGGCATCTGCTGTAACTACTTTACTAGCTACAACTGTGCCTACAGCAGCACCTGTGTCACTGTAGTTAAGTTCTGCTGCAGTTGACGTAACATTTGTACCACCTATGTCCAGTGTAGTCATAGATACTTCACCAGCGACTGTAAGTAAACCACTAGCAACAGTCATCAAATCTGTGTCATCTGTGTGACCAATAGTTGTGCCATTAATAAGCACGTCATCAATATCCAACGAACCACCAGAGATAAGCCCTGTAGTTGTAATCGTTGATGAGCCTGTATCAATCGTGCCAAAGCCAGATGTAATAGAGCCAGAGTTAAGTGCGCCAACCGTAGTGGCAGCAGTCGTAACTAGGTTAGGCATTGCTGTAATTTCGTCATCAAAATAGGCAGCAAGGTCAGTGACCGCCACCTGTTTCATAGTTCCAGCATCGTTGAATACAACACGGTCAGCATCTGCCACAGTCGTAGCGGATGCGGATGTGTCACCATCCATAATGTTTATTTCGGTTGTGGTGACTGTTGCACCATCCAGTATTTCAAGTTCTGCCTCAGAGATACCCGCACCACCGATTGTCAGTGTGCCTGATATGTCTACGTTGCCGTTGATGTCTACGGTAGTGGCAGCAATCTGGATTTCCGTGTCAGCTATGAGGTCAAGCTGCCCATCTGCGCTTGAGTGAATGTAGATAGCCGTGTCCCGGAACTGCAGCTTCTCTGTGCTGGCTACAAGGATGTCATCAGAAAACTCAAAGTAATCTTCGTCTTCCATCCATTTGAGTACACCGTCGTTTGACTCCCCGTCAAATGTAACTGTAATGTCTGTGCCAGCCGTAGCTGCACCAAACGTGAGTGTGTTGCCAAGCAGCTTAGTAATAGGGCCACCCTCTGCGGTAGTCCCGTCGTGTGTGTGTCCTGTGCTGGCGGCGAAAGCAGCTAGTAGCTGATTAAACTCATCGTTGGTGTGGGCAGCGGTGATGGTATCGCCGTCAGTATAGGATGATTGTCTTGTATAAGTAGCACCCATCTAACGTCTTGCTCCTGTTTGAAATTCTACTTGAAACCCTTTGAGGGAATATGGGGCGGTAGTACCCCCGTCGTTTACTCGCAAGGCTACAGCAAATCCTGAACCTTCTACAGATTGTCTAAATAGTGGTGTTGATGCAGCCCCATATGTAGGAGTGCCGTATGCAGACGTGCCGTAAATAGCCACCACATCTTCTGAATCTAGAGGGTAAGCACTGGGACGAGGTGCGTCTGGGGATTCATAATCGTACCGCAAAAACATATCTGCATCTATGGTAGAGTCAGGTTTATAATTTACGATAACACGCTGCATGTGCTTACGAATACCGGCGTCACCAAAAGTTAAATCAGGCCCGCGATATTTTCCTAAGACAGCAACACCGTCGAAATCATTGCCTGACTCTTGACGGTATACGTACCCTGTCTGGTCTGCGCCATGCAAAACAATCACATTTCCATCGTCTACAAAAGTGTCAGTGCAAACAGGTTTAATTCCCCTGAGTTCTGCAAACTCAAACTTCTGGCCCTTCATCACGCAGATAACGCCCTTCGTAATTGTTTCTGCAGTGTTTGCCTTAGAAAAGAATATACGGTACTGTGTTTTGTCAGGTATAACCAGACTCTCAAAGCTGGCGGAGTCTGCAATGTTTTCATTAAACAGGGACTGCACATTTGCACTTATAGTGCCCAACTCCACGTCACCAATCCGTGCTGTACCTGCGACTGTACGCAACCCGTCAGGGCCAAGAAAAATGAGGTCACCAGCAAATTCTTGAATTGTAAAGTTATTCAAACATCCGATGTTACGAGTAACAGGGACAACAGCAAAATCACTCAGGCTGCTGCCGCCCAACTTAAATATTCTGTTTTCACAAAAAATAAACAGGTTGTCACGAAAAACTTTAAGGCCAGTAATTTTGTCATCAACCTTAATGCTACCCGCACCCTGCCCTGAAACAAATGCGTCTTCGTCAAACGGTTCGCTAAACACCACCTCTTGTGGGGATGTAGAGTTGCCCGCATAAAACATGTGATTCTTAAACGCTGCTACAAACCTAGAACCCGCTACGCTACTTTCACTTACGTCCGTTGCAGAGAAGGAACTGTTAAATACTGTGGGGGCATTGGTTTGGTCAGCTACAATTAGTTTCTCGTTGCCATCAAAGTTAAATCGCTCAAAGGTGTACTTCTTTGCATTTGTGCGTCCGCTGTCTATGCTTGTCCAGCTAGACCCGCCCGGAGTTGCTTGAAAGATACTTGTTCCTCGTGCGGCAACAACCTTGTCTGCAAACGATGCAACCATCAAGATAGGCTCTGAGGTGCTGGCCGTGTGCGTTACAGCAGCAGTTACGTACTTGGCAAAGCCTTGAATACGCTTATAGCCGCCCTCTACATCCGGCTCAAAGTTCTCTAACTCTAAGGCTTCTCCCGGCTGCATCATAAATGTAGAACGGTTCTTTACAAGACCGCCCTCGCAGTTGAACGCTACAGGTTGTGCTTGGGACAGGTCAGCCAATTAGACAGCCCTCATGTAATTCTTACGATTGAGTAATTCGATACGCATACGTTTGATTCCGTCTTCGTATTCTCTTAGGGAAAATTGTGCGGACTGCACATCAGAGCGAAATATGTGAGTGTAGTATTTTGCCCGTGCATTTATCACTGGTTCAAACCTTGTTGGTATAATCCCCGTATCAGTCGACCCGGACAAATCGGTGTGAGACACATAAAAATCAAATTCTAGGGTTCGATTACTTGTGTCCGGAATAGGTGTAAGTCCTATTTCGTTATTGTAAGAAGTGTAGACGTACTCAGGGTCAGCGTATTTGCTTGTGTCGGGGCGAGTGTCTCTGTCCCGAAATCTTTCATTGTATTCTTCGTAAGATAAATACTTTAAAGGAATTGAATCTACATTCTCACTAAGTTCAACTAATTTAACAAAGGCTGCATTTCCTGCGGCCTCTGTAAAACTAACGTAGTGGGTGGTGGCCGTCGCAGTAAATGTAGTTTCGCTCAACAACACTTCATTTCCACTAGAAACTGTTAGGGTAGTGGATTTTGTCTGAGACCCCCCTGAACTTGTACCAATCTCTAAGGTTAAAGTAGCCCCGCTGATTTGCGTCACTATAACATAAGACCGACCCACAATAAGGTCGGTTACTTCTTGGGATGCTTCTGCGTTAGTAAGTAAAAGAGTATTGCCAAACTTAGAACTGGCGGCAGGACTGCCAGACACAGTAGTCCAATTAGTAATGCTTGCGACCCCTGCAATTTCAAAGTCTCCGTTGGTTATGTAATTCTTGGGACGAAGAAACATGTTATCATAATCTACGTATTTTAATGTAGACGAGATACTCTCATAACTATACAATTGTTTTCCTGCAATTACGTCAATAGACCCTTCAGCACGAGTAAAAGGCCAATTTAATTCAGAGTTCAAAATGTCAGTAATTGAACGATTTATGTAATCTTTTACTACAGTCTGCACCCCGCGAGACGCACCAAAGTTGGAACTGGTTAGTTCAACCTCGTTAAAGTCCCGAAGTACATTGTTGACTAGAGTAAGGTATGTGCTTGCCATTATCTAGTATCCGTTAACTTTCGCTATCCAAGACGTCAAGCGCATCCAACTTGCTGTTAGCACTTTCCCACATCTGGACTGCTTTATCCATTTCTTCCAAAAGATTCGGATGCCCACCCACAGCAACAGGATTTGTCGTGTAATTTTTGTATATAAAAACTGCATTCTTTTTTTGTGCCTCATATTTGTAACGCAATGCGTCAAAAGCCAGTTGTTTCATACGACTCTCCTTGTCAAATATTATACATGTATATTATGTGTTTGGCAAGTTTTATTTTCTTGACTTTTTAATCTGCTTAAAAGTTTCTTGGATACTTGCAGGTTTTTCTTGTTTGGGGTCATACTTACACTGTATTTTGTTTGGCACGTACTGACCATAATCTATCCATACTTGGTCTACAGTGTTGTTTGCACCGTGATAAATACACACCTGTTGTCCGTCTATGTTCTCACAACCTTTAAGTCTGCAAGCTACATATTTGGGAAAAGTTTCTGCTTTAGCTTGCTTCGACATAAGAAATGCTACAAGCCCGTAAAGAATACTAGCGCAGACACATGCCATTACAATCCACGCTACAATCTCTACAAACTTTTGTCTGCGTTCACGTTGCTTATACAGTGTCTCTTTACGTTGCTTACGTATTTGTCCCTCTGTACGAACAAGTTCATCCCACTTAGACCTACCCAATGTCATGCTAATCCACTGTTGCAGTTCGTACCGTTGTTGTTCTGCTTTGGTCTTGTTAGTAAATGCAGTTATGGCTTCTTGTTCCACAGATTGCCCAGCAAACAATTTTTTAAAAATAGGCGGATTCTTGGCTTCTTTCTCTGCCTGTTCCAAATCAGACATGGCACCCATCCACCGCGACAAATCACCTGACATCTGTTCAATGTCACGACCTATGGCAAAACCCTTTTTAATTGCACCGAAAGCAGCCGATGCTGTTGCCATTGCACTGATTGGGTCCATTTACGCTGCTTTCTGTAGCGGGTTATTCGCATGTACTCCCATCCACTTACTCCACTCAGCGTAGTAGTGTCTCATTCCTACTTCGTCATGGATAGTTCCGTTTTCGTGTCTGCCGTGTAAGATGTTGCGGGGTTCAGTTCCGGGGCGCATTGTTGTGCCCTGTCCCGCTACACCAATCAAATCTTCATGCAGATTACGGCCAAACGGCCCCCATATTGAGTTGTGATGTTCGATGCGTGTGTTTCGTTCTTGTGGTGTGTCGCTCTTTAGTCCATAGCCACGAAATTCAATCAGCACTTTGTCAGGGCCAAGAGGAGTTACGCTGTCACTACGGTATGCACTACCCCTCAAATTAAAGTTGTAGCCGGGAAACAAGTCTACCATGTACCACTGGTTCGGTGGCAGGTTGGGAAAGGACAGTTCACCCCTGTCGTCAAACCCGTCGTACTCTTCGTAGTTAACAGTAAAGCTACTTACGTTTACATGTCCGTTATCAAACGGTATGTTCTTGCGGGCAAAGTATTCATCATTGAAACCCGACACACGATTAAAGTAGTGCATAAAGTCATGGTAAAACTCACTGTTGGTGTCGTGCCACAGCTTGTAGTTTGTTCCTATAATGGCCTTGTGGTAGTGGAATACTTCTAGTTCTTCTGTATCAATAGCATCAGCAATACAATCAAACGCCCCACAAGTCCACTCCTCGACACTCATAGTAGGATTGGGGTCTAGGGTAATCCAGACCATGCCCCCATGTTTTACTTCACAATGTAACTGCGGTTCAGATGTTATTAGCGGAGCAGAAAACGTACCAGATGGCCTGAATACATCGTAGTTACGATAGGCAACTATATTTGTGCCAGTGTTGTAGGCAAGGATGTTTTGCCCTGCTATCTGAGAAGTTCTAAAGTTACCGGCCTGTGGTAGTTCGCTTTTGTGAAAGCAAGGAACCCACACCTTTGAAAAGATGTTTTCTAGTTCTTCTTCGTACAAACTCTGGTCAGAGTAGATAAGAGAGTTTATATGTTCTAGACTAGGTTCTTTAGTCCAATCTTTGTGATTACGTGGGGGCATTAGTACACCTTTACATTTCCATTGGTTATAAATTGGGGTACACAGTATGCCGTTATTAAGTTGCCTTGTCTATGTAATGTTTGTGCATACCACACACATTCGTTAAGGTCTTTGAAGTGCATGTCTTTGCTGACCACCTTCTTGTCATCCCCTACGCCTACGAAAACAAACAGGAGAAAAACGTGCAGCATGGCAGACTAGAACTCTCCTGATTTCATCGCGTCCGACAGCTTCGTAGCCCGCCGTCCAACCTGACGTGCCCATCTCGAATCCATCATCTCAAGACTTGCAGCATTAAAATTGTTTTCGTGTATCGCAGCCCACATGTTTTTAAACTTACACAGACGGGGTACACCCATGTTGAACGCCATGTCCATCAAAATAAGTTGACGTACAGAATCTAATTTGTTGACACAAGGATGTACTTTGCACAATTCGTTCTCAACAATCTTGATGTCATTCATAGCAAGATAACGGGCATCCGCCTCGTTGATACCCACAGTGTACACAATACCCATATTCGGGATATCCATGTACTCCAACTCTTCTGGGCTAATGCCTCTGTCTTTCAGGTTGCGGCCTATGCCGATAGTTTCTATGCCCAAGCTGTCTTCGTATACGGTAAGCACCATACCTTCGTGTTCAATTAGTTTGTCCAAAAAATGTGAAGTGTTATATTTCATTTCTTTTTACCTAATGTTTTTCGTGGCCCAACCACACCGCAAATGCACCGGTCATTGCCCCCGTGACTACACTCACTAGCCCTGCTTGTGCGTTTGTCGGGTCGGGTAGAAGCATAAACCACTCCACTACCCTCCACGCCAATATCGACATCATTATCATCATTACGCGAGGTAGTATCTTCCACTTGAGGAATCGCTCCATTGTAACTTCGGCCATGTTTATCTCTTACCAAAGAACTTTGTCGCTGCCCTCGTTCCAAAACTTGCAGCAACGATAACGCCCAAGCTGTACTGGTACCATTCAGGCATTTGCTCCAACTGTTGAAATCCATGTGAGACGACATCTTCCATACCCGGTATAAAAGCCAATATCAGCGGCACGGAAAATAGAATAACCAGCCATTCATCTTTCCACGAGTTCTGGGCACCCTTGATTGCTTCTAAGTCCCAGTCAATCTCGCCAGTGGCCTTTTTTTCCATAATCGTTGCTTCAGCCTTTGCCGTTGCAACTTTCGCCAGAGTTTTTGCTTTCTTTGTTTCAACCGTTCCTTCAAGCCACGTACCTGCCAGTTGTGTAATTGGTCCGATAAGTAAATTTAACATTTCCACCTCTTTCGTGCTTGGCGCAAACGGCTATTCGGGTCTTTGGCTGCTTTAGGAAACTTTTTCATTTGTCCTGCAGACCTAGCACAGTATGACTTGCGACGCTTTGCTGCGGCACTACCCGGCTTGACCTTGCCTGTAACAGCAGTCTTTAGTTTGCTGCCGGGATTCTTTTTGCGATACGCAGCCACCCCAGCCTTTGTCATTCCCGCACCTTTCTTGGTGGCACGAAAGTTCTTTTTGTTGCGGGCGGGCATTTTATCAGGCTTTCTTGCCACTGGCCTTCTTCCTTTTTCTGCCGGAAGCAGTTACAGACCAATTAACCTTGCGAGGTCCGGTCTTCTTTGCTGCTTCTTTCTTGGTGATACGGCTGGCAACTTTGGCAGGTCTACAGGCGGGGTAAGGACGCTTCTTTTTATCCTTACCAGAACGACCACACTTCTTGCCGGTCTTTACATCCCGCCAGTCTTCTTTGAACCACTTTGTCAAGCCGCCCTTTGGTTTAGCCATCAGGCGTACGTCCCGCCACGCTTCTTATACTCACGAACGAGCCAAGCATTTGCGTACGCCGAAGGGTAAACATCAAATTTCTTTTTTGCTGCAGCCTTGACGCGGGAGTACAACGCAGGATTCTTGGGCTTTGGGCTACTCGACTTTTTCTTGGGCTTGGGTGGTGCTTTCTTTGCCATTAGCGTTTAGACTTGCCGCCACGAGCCATGCCCTTTGACTTCATTTTGCCACCACGAGCCATACCTTTGGCTTTCTTCTTAGCCTTGCCACCCGCTGCCATTGGTTTAGCTTTTTTCTTTTTTGAAGCAGCTTCAGAAGCTACATATTCTGGTGAAACCATTCCACGAGTCATATTAAAGATACGTGAAAGCATTTGTTCTGCTGTCATTTTTTTTGCCATTTTATTTCTCCGCATAAAGGTTATCAAATACCCGTGCCGTATCGCTGACGTAGTTCGGGTCTTGTTTAGAGTGATGGACCCACTGACTAGGAGTAAAGTCCGGCGCACCTTCGCCTGTTACAAACCAAGCAGGGTTTGTTACTCGTACACGATTGTTTGGTAGGGCTACAATGTTGCCTGTCCATTTACCAGCATCTAAAAGTTCGAGTACGTGACTCTGTTTGTGTTGTGCTGGGTCGTCTGCTACTTCACTGTCCGTGTAGTCTACGGTAAAGTAATACTTGGCAGGGTAAAATTCCCCGTCTATCTTTGCGTACCACGGGCAGGGTGTAGCCCTGTTGAGTACAAATACTGAGTGGTGATGTGACTGACAGTCCCACGGCTGTGCCAAATAAGTAGGAATAGGTTCGGGCCATTCATCTAGGGGTGTATCTCCCACTAGGGCAGTCAGGGGCATCCGTGCCCACATAGCCCCACCGTGTACATTTTCTTCGGTTTCTTCGTACCCTGTAAACATAACTTGAAATGATAGGGTACGCATAGGCAGGGTAGTTACACCGATTACCATAGCATGTATAAACTCACCGTGGTATCTATCGTGATTGGTTGTGTATTCTCTTCGTACCCAAGCCTTAAAATATGGAATGTTACTTGTGATATAATTCATTGCCATCTCCTGTATAGTTTACCCCGGAAGGGATGAGCATATATATCACAGATTTAAAGAAAGGTCAAGAGGGCAAGTTGCCCTGCCCCCTTGATTAATATTATACGCCAGTCTGGACTGAAGCAGTCTGAACCAGTGCAGTTGGGTCACCAATGTCAGCAATCAAAGCAATAACACGGAAGCGAACTACAGCAGAATCGGCACCCAAGATTTTAACTTGAATAGCGTCTGTTGCAATTACTGTGTTGATACCTGCTGCTGTAGGGTGAAAGTTGTAGATAGCATCAGCGTTACCATCAACACCATCACAGAAGGCATCAATGTCGGTGCTGACACCAACGTCAAAAGTCACACTAGAGCCACCAGCTTCGAGGACATCAAGGCAACCACCAAGAACAATTGAATTGTCCGGTAGGTCAATCACTTTAATGACATCGTTAGCTGTAAGGTTTGCGTCGGCAGCGTCAAAGATTTTTGACTGCACGATGTAAGGACGAATCGCGTGTGCGGGATGTCCTACAGTTCCCCCACCTGTTATGGTGAAATCAATAGTAGCCATTTATCTAGCCCCCCTTACGCGAAGTCAATGACGCCACGGACAACAGCTTCTTGACGCAATACCTTGCGACCAAAAACGTGAAGTCCACGAATGACATCAGAGAATGACTCAGTTGAACGAACCACTTCGGTCTTAGCAATGTGCGAAGCAGTGGCTACAGCAGAC